CCGACCTACACACCGTGCTGCGTCCCCGGCACGCAGGACACCATCTCCTACTATGTGATGGCCGCGACCGGCACCCACTCGCTCAGGCTGATCGCCACCTCTATTGATCAGACCGGGGCAGTGGTCGGCTCCGCAACCACCGGGGCAACCAATGCCACCATCACCACCGCGTGGCAACGCCTCACCGTCACCCACACCGCGCAAACCGGTGCCGTCGGCTACCGCATCTCCCTCGAAAACACCGCCGGCGATCTAACCCCGTTCTACATTGACGCCGGCCAACTCGAGGAAGGCGCAGCCGCCACCGTCTGGCATGAAGGACAAGGCGTCGCCCCCATCTGGCAACCCGTCCGCGGCGCCCTCACGGCCAACGTGGCTGATCAGCGCACCGGCCTCGCGGTCTGCTATGACCGGGAAGCAGCCCCGGGTGTGATTCGGCTATACCGGGCCGCCACGATCGTCGCGTATCCGTCCGGCACTAACGGCACCTCACCCACCTCCACCTGGGTACCCGCCAAGTTGGGTCTGCTGGATAGTGGTACATCGGCGGTGTTGAAGGATCCGCAGAACCCGGCGCATGACATCGCTGTCCGCACCGACAGCCTGGCTGAGGTGATCAGCGAAGACCAAGACGCGCAGCATCCGATCCGGCCACCCGCGGTGCAGGGTTTCGGGCAACGCCCCGTCATCACATCCGACTGGATTTCCGGTGTCGGCGGCAGCATCACCCTGACCATCACCGATGACCTTGAGTGGTATCGGCTGCTGCAGTTGTTGGAAACCAAGTCGGCTCTGTTGTTGCAGTTCCCGGAGGGCGGGCAGCGTTATGTCAGGCTCATGGGGGACCGTTCGTGGGCACGTACCCCCGTCCTCCCTGATCCGCGGATGACGAGACCGTCCCGTTATTTACGAACCGTAAACCTAAGCTTCGTCGAGGTTGACCGGCCCCCGGTGCTGGCATGAGCACCACTTGGGCGATTGTTCTCGCCATCTTCGCGTCGATCACCGCCCCGCTGATCATCGTGTATTTCACGAATCGGCAGCGGCGCAGCGAACTGCTGCTGGCGGCGAAAATCCGGAAGGACGAGAAGGAAGAGGACCACCGCCGGGAGGATGAGGTGGCGGCGAAGGCCGCCAGGGCGGCCTCCCTTCTACTCGAGGCGCAGCAGGAAACGACCCGCCGCACCGATGAGGTCGCTCGGTTGGCAGCGGTAGCGCAACAGCAAACCTCATCCCAGCTCACAGCGGTACTCGATCAGGGGCAGGCGATTCACACGCTGGTGAATCAGCGGCTGACGAACGTCACCGAGAAAGCCTTGGACTACAGCAAGAACCTGCTGGAAGTCCTTGAGGAACAGATCCAAGCGCAACGCGATCTGGGACTTACCCCAACGGCGGAAGCGTTGCAGCGGGTGGAAAGCACCCGCCAGGGTGTGCACGATCTGAAGGACACGCTAGCTACACGTGCTGTTCAACAGGCAGCGGTGGACGACTCTGCTGCTGCTGCTGCTGCTGCTGCTAAACCGGGGGCTGACATGGGGGGCGAGTGATCACGATTACCCTCCAGTGGCCGAATCAGCGGACCAAAGAGGTGCTTCTGGCTTCGGTTCCTGCCATCGGTGACCATATCGAATTGTCGAATGGTGGCGACCCGGGATCGTTGGAGACTTTGGTTGTTGAGATGGTCACCTACGTTGAAGGCCGCGGGCGGGCACCCGACCCGGGTGTGATCGTTTCGGTACGCGCCTACAAAAGCGGCTCCCGATGACCTGGATTGACACGCCCTGGCCGCAGGACCCTAAGCGGTTGAAAGCCAACGGCTACGACATCATGCGGTACATCTGCTCCGACTGGAACACCGGCCCCGGCACCAGCATGCCGAACAAACGCATCAGCCGGGCCGAGCTCGACTCCTACATCGCGGCAGGGGTGGATGTTGCGGTCAACTTCGAGGACGCCGCAGACGACTATTTGGGCGGCTACCAACGCGGCAAAGACAAGGGCCAGAAGGCCGGCACGTGGATGGCCACCGAACTCGGCTGGCCAATGGGCGGCGTCTGCTGCAGCTCCATTGATGCTGATATCGGCACAACCTGGGGCGGGCTCGCGCAGGAATATCAGCAAGGCTTCGCCGACGGGCTCACATCCGCCGGCCCTTATCTGCCCGGCATCTACGGCTCATCCGTCGCGTTGAACGGTGCCAATCAGGACGGCACCGCAGTCGTGTTTTGGCTCACCGCCGCCACGTTCTGGTCGCATGGCATCCCGCCCCGCGACGTGCATCTACGGCAGAACGGGTACTGGCCCTTCGGCAGTGATGCCGACCTGAACCTCACCGTCCAGGAGCCGATCGGTTCCTACCTGCACCCCCTAGGAGCCGACATGACCCCCGACGAATGCAAGGCTGCCCTGCGCGAAGTGTTGGGCATCTCGGATGGTGGGAAGTTCACGACACCCAAGGGACTACCAGACAACGACGACGTATTGGCGTTGCTCGTCAGCTTGACGCAGGGACAGTTCAACACGACCAACAAGATCCTCGCCGCAGTGAAACCAATAGATCAGGTATGGCTTGAACGGATCCTCCGGGCTGCGCTGGCTGATGCGTTGGCTGCGGGTATCCCTGTGGATGTGGTTGAGCAGGCTGTGAAAACAGCTGTGGACGATGCGCTTGCTGCCGCGACTATTCCGGTGGTGTTGACCGGGCATGCCGGCACACCGCCCGTGACCCCGTGACAACGAAAGCACCGGTTGAGTTCAAGGTTGTCGCAGGCACCTCCGGTGCCGGTGCAGGTTTCATACTCAGCCAGTTCATTCTGTGGCTACTCGGCTGCTGGGCGTGGGGCGCATCATGGGCCGCCGATAAAGCGGTTGATGCGATAGCTGCGGTGCCGCAGCCAGCAGCTGAGATGATCGGGCTTGTTGTGACCGTTATCGGCGCCTACGTGTTCGGCTGGCTCGCACCCCACACCCACCGGCCCGAGCCCGAACCTGCCCCCGAACCGCCGCCGCTAGGTCCGCCGCCCCCACCCGCGGATCCGCCCGATATGGGGATAGCGCTGTTCGACACCGGGCCGCTACCAGCCACCTGAGAACGGCACGCCGCTGTGCCGGCGTGGAAACCCGCGAAAACCCTGAAGGAAGCAGGGCCACCGCGGCGTGCTCACCCAACCCAGTAATCATGTCAGGAGCAGACCGTGGCGTTCACCGCGATCATGGCCACCCAGTTCGCTAACCAGCTCGCAACGAAGACGATCAACCTGACGTCGGATCCGCTGCGGGTCATCCTGCTGACCTCCGCCACGACCGGGTTGGCGGCGGCACAGGACACCATGACGACGATGACCTCAGTGAAGGCTGTCACCGGGTTCACTGAGCTCGCCACCGCGGTTGGTGGTTCCAACTACACGCAGAACGCCAACAGCCATCTGTCGGGGCAGGCGTTGACGTCGGTGACGTGGACCCGGTCAACGCACGTGTGGACACTCACCTGCGCCAACCCTGTCTGGACCACCGCCGGTGCCGCGTTCAACCCCGCCTACGCCGTCTGGTTCGACGACATAGGGGGCACTGATGCCACGAACTTCATCATCTGTTGGTGGGATTTCGGCGGTGCACAACTGGGCACGGGCGGGAACTACACCCTGACTATTGCCGGTACTGGTCTCGTCACCGCGACAAGCTCGTAAGGGGGAACGATGCCGCTTCGGCAGACCTACCGCAGCATTCTCAACGACCCGCTGATAGCGCCGATCACGTCGAACACGTTCACCACCACCGACCTGTACGTCGGCACGGTAGCGCCGCTGAACCCGCCGATCCTGCTCCCACCGAACTACCTCAAGCACGGCACGATCCTCAAACTGTCAGCGTTCGGAACGTACACAACAGCGACCACGCCGACGCTCGGGTTCTCGGTCAGCCTCGGCGCCACCGGCACCGTCACCATCGCCTCTGGGCTCGTGCACACGTTGACGGCGGTCGGCCCGTTGCAGTGGCAGTGGCATTCGTGGCATCAGGTGAACAATCCGGGTCTGATAGCGGCGGGAACGATCGAGTCGTGGGGTTATGAGATGTTCACCCCCACCTCGCTGACCACCGCCCCAGTCATCTCCAACATCCCGCAGACCGCTGAAGCCACCGTCGCGATCGACACGACGATTCAGAACACGTTCTGTTTCCGTGGGATCTATTCAGCATCAGCGGCAGGCAACATCGTGGTGCTGCGCGGGTTCGCCCTTGAGGAGATCACCCAGATCTGATGGGTACGCCGACACCTGATCCGTAAAGGGGGTGCGCGGCTGTGTCCATCACTGAGGACACCACCAACCCGGCACTAAAAACGTGGACCGGTGTATGGAC